ATTTGAGACAACTGCATTAAATCATATTCTTTATTGTTAAATTCCGCAGTTCTAGTTTTCAAGTACATTACTCTCACCGTTAAAGAATCGTCCGAGGAAACTAACCACAAAAAGTCTTTTATTTTCATAAGTTGTCCTTTATCATTTCCTGGGAAACCATACAATATTCTTTTAAGGATCCTGTGCTCTACAAACACTGACAAGTGTGAGTAACATGCGTGTAAAAGACTACTGGTATAATGAAGGATCCCTTGCATCATGTTCGAAAGATTAGTTAGATAGATTTCGTGTCTTTGAATTAATGTGTGATCTCCTTCTTCATTTAAGAACTGTTTCTTCAATTCTCTCATAGAAGCAGAGAAATTATCATATTTGGGCTCAGGATTTTCCCAGAATTTTTCTAGCATGACTTTAGGAAGCTCTAATTTTTTACAAGTTACCAAATTTAGTATTCTTATTTCAGCACCCAAAAGATGATAAAAGAAATTATCGGCATTTTCTTCAAGCTTCAGCTTAGGGTCTCCATAGAGCGATTGTTTCAAAATAGCAAACACCTTCATTGTGAACTGTTGACACCATGTGGACTTATCATCTGAATCTGTTTCTACTACCATCAGAGGGTAATTTCTCTTTCTCTTTGTATCAAAACAGTTGGAGAAATACTCTTCAACTCTCTTCATCTTCTCTGTTCCTTTCGTCAACATCTCGCTGGGTAACAGATCACACACAGCTCTTGATGCTGTTTCCATGAAATTGATCAAGATTCTACTATAGAGGTCCAAGACAAAAATCTCTCTTGGTCCTGTATTCTGCGCCTTTTTGAACACATTGGACATCACAAAGCCTCTCTCTCTCACTATCCTGTAAATTTCAGAAATATTCTCAAATGGTTGTCCTTTACAAAAAGTGTTCGAAACTTCATCTTGTAATATCTCCTTATCTGATTCTTCATAATCCAACATTATTTCTCTTTCTGTTTCTGGGCTCAAACCTAATTCTCCTCTATTGATCTGATAATCACATTTCAATGCCGCCTCATAGATACTTGCAAAGCTGCAAAAGTCTGAAGTTGGGCTCTTTCCTGTCAGAATGCTTAGAACATTTTGCATCACCTTTTTCCTTATGTTCATTGTTTTCTTCTTTTGCTCCCCTATGTGATCCATCCATCTTTCACTTTCAGGAACTACTGCTGATGCCTTATAAGTTGCAAAATCTTCCCATCTCATTCTTTTCCAAGATCTTAAAATTGACTCTTTCATCACCGTGTCTACGTCTTCACCTTTTGTTTTTGCTAAGTATTCTCTTGCTTTTCTGCCACATGCTCTTATAGCGTCCACTCTAAATGAGTGAGGGATATGCCATATATTCCTTTCAGAACTTTCTCCCATGAATCTCCATCCTTCCTCAATGAAATACAATTTCAACTCTTCTGAAATAATCTTACCAAATATTACGAAATTACCTTGAGTGGCATCTCCTTC